TAGGAGACTGTAACCAATAATATGTCCCCTCTTTATCTTTACCTAATAAATAAACATCTTTATTAAATGCGTGTTTTTTTGTTTTCTTCATTATTGTTAATCTCCTCGTTGGTTAAAATGTATTTTAAATAAATTGATAGTCTTTTTAATTGGTATCTTAGATAAGACTCATTTTCTCTTAATAGATGGTGCTTATCTGTCATTATGAAATAGTTAATATTGTTATCCCTCATCCTAATTTCCCCCTATAATTCTATATTATCTTTATTATCATTAATACACCACCAACAGAAAAAAACATTAATTCTATAAAAATATAAGTTCCTCTCTTCTTGGTCGCAATTATGACATATTTTTTTATCGATTTTATGATTTTTTAGGTCACACTTTGACAACTTGTATTCTGTTACCCTCATCCTACTTTCCCCCTTTTTATTTTATTTAAAGTTTCTATGCATAAATCTCTTTTCATTCCTATTATAGACTCTGCTTCTGTATCTTCTTCTGTTTTTATATATAGCTTTGTTAGTCTTGTTTTTTCTTTTTCTAATAGTGTTACTAATAGGTTTTTTTCTATATCCCTCATCCTACTTTTCCCCCTTAAAAAGAATTTCATTGTTGTATAATGTATTTAGGGTCTTAGTTTTCATATTCTTATATAATTGATACATATTATATGGCATAGACTCGTCGTATCGGTCTTCGTATAAAATCTGAATTAATTGTAATAAATGGTATTTAGTTTTCATATTTGCCTCCTCAAGCGTATATGTTTGTGATTATTTGACTCCCTTAACTTACTAACAAAAGTAATGATTACAATAAAATAAATGTAATCCTATATGTAATGATAGTAACAAGCCGAGGGAATAAATTATAAAGTATTATGTGATATGATCAGTAATAAGTGCAGCTATAATTGAAGTTAAAAGGGACGGCAGGAATAGAATTGATTTAAATAATTATAAGGTGTTGCGAGGTGGGACGGACGCTTTATCGAGGGACACCACCCCCCCCATACCCGACATTGTGCGAGGCGAGGGGTATATATGTTATCACCCGTACATATTTCTCAGCAAAACATCGTTTTTGTAAATATCGCAATAACAAGAATTATAACTTTTATGTAATGATATTTGTAATATATATTCACACCAATTTGAAGGACGCACACAGAAAAAAATCAACGAAGGAAATGGAGAAGTCGGCTGTCAAAAAGGCGGTCAAAAACCTTCACGACAACGAATACTATGCCAATTTCTTAAACACTCTACAGATCGACACAGGTAAGAAGGTACGCTTTACCGAAGATAAGAAAGATGCCTTTTTAAAGACAATGGTAGATTGTCACGGATTTCCTTCCATAGCAGCAAATAAGATGGGGTATTACTATGGTAGTGTTCAGTATGCGATGAAGAACGACCCCCAGTTTGCACAAGCTGTTGATGTCCTTCGCAAATCATTTAATCAAGAAAGACTAGATGGTCTTGAAAAGTTATCGTATGAGCAGGCTTCTGAGGGGAAGAATACTGCAGAGCGTATCTTTCAGTTAAAGGCCCTAGACCCCCACAAATATAGAGACAGGATGCATAACAATAACACGCAAGTAAATGTCATGGTAGCAGGAATTACTCCAAAAGACCGTGCTAAAATGATCAAGAATGTTAAATGAGGTATTATCCTTATGCAGTTGATAATGAAGGAAATATACAATATTTATCACCTAGAGACTTCTTACTTGACATATTGCGAGAGTTATACGGACTAGATAAAGTAGAATCTAAAGAAATTGTCGATGTGGCAATTAAAATATTTCAATTAGAAACGGACGGTAGTTTGCCAATAAACTGGAAAGAGTTATATAAGAACACAGCATGAATGATGACATCTTAGTAACCTATAAGTTCCCTGATGGAACTCCGACCGATCCGCTACCTCATCAGCAGGAATATCATTTATATACAGGTTGGAGCAAGCATCACTTGCTTGCAGGCAGTTTAGGAACAGGAAAGACCGAGGCCATGTGCATGGAAGCTATCCAACAAAGTGCAGCTTACGAGAATAACTTAGGACTAATGGGACGTAAGGTACTCGATGCGTTCAAGAAATCAACACTAATTCAACTTCTGGACTTAGCAGGTGGTTTTGTTTCCAAGCACAAGTCTCAAGATAGAATGATTATTTTTAAGAATGGTTCTAAGATAGTATATATGGCCTTAGACGACTCTAGGGACTCGATACAGAGAATTAAATCAATGAATCTAGGTTGGTATGCCTTTGACCAGTTAGAAGAGGTTTCAGAGAGTACATTTATTGCTGCGGCAGGTCAATTAAGAAAGAAGGGTGTAATGCGTTGCAGTTTTCATACTTGTAACCCTGCAGGACATGATTGGGTATGGAAAAAGTTTAAACAATATAAAGAAAAGCAAAATAATACAAAAGGGGACTATAGATTAATTGAGACCAGGACTTGGACACCCGATGCCCCTGCTCCTGAGACAGATGAAGAAGTACGAGTTTATAGCGATAACCCACACCTCCCTGCAGACTACATCAAACATTTACTCTCCATGCCTCAAATGTGGGTTAATCGCTATGTATATTGCAGTTGGGACGATTTTGCAGGTTTGGTTTATCCGATGTTTGACGAAAAGGTTCATGTGATAAAACCCTTTGAAATGCCCAAGTGGTGGAATAGATATGTGGTTTACGACTATGGTTATAAAAATCCGACCTGCATTTTATTTGCAGCGGTAGATGACGAGAAGAATATCTTTGTTTATGACATTGTTTATGGAGATGAGATGAGGATAGATGAGATAGTACCGATGGTAGAAGATAGGTTAGAGACTGGTATGGACTATGAGTTTATTGCCGACCCGTCCATCAATAGAACAGAGAGAGACGGTTATTCTATTGCCGATGAGTGGGAAGAGTATGGTATTGAGTGGGAGAGAGCCAATAACGATAAAAGAGCAGGATTTGACAGGGTAGCACGCTATTTATCAACCGATAAGAACGGTCACTGTCAGTTAAAGTTCTTTGATGTTAGGAATATGGGATTTCTCTTAGACGAGATCATGGATTACAAATGGAAAGAATTAAAACATGGGCATAGCCAAAAAAGCGCACCAGAAGAGCCTGTGAAAAAAAATGACCACGCTATGGACTGCGTTAGATATTTAGTTCATGCGGTAGAAGGTTCAAATAAACCGAAACGCAGAGGCTCGTACAAAACACCGAGTTTCTTTAAACGCACAACAAGTTGGATGGGTACATGAGCGATTTATCATATTTACACGAAGTATTTCAAGCAATGCAGAGCAGTAATAGGACATTTATGCAATCTGCAAGAGAATCTATGTATTTTTATACGGGTGGGTACGGAACTGGACAATGGGATAATGCTGATATATCAAAGCTAAGAGCAGAGGGACGTCCTCCCCTTCAGCTCAACATCATCCTTCCAAAAGTGAACTTAGTGACTGGTATTGAAAGGCAAGGCAGAACATCATACCGTGCCAGACCCGTGGAAATGAACGATGATAATGAAGCTAAGTTAATTACTTCGCTTTTATATCACTTAGATAAAAGCCAGTCTTTACATAATGTATTTAGTCGTGTCTTTAAGGACGGTGTAATTACAGGTAGAGGATGGGTAGACTTATCTGTAGAAGCAGGTGAATACTTTGATAGTAAGATCCATATTAG